CAACGCAGTCATTGGTCGCTCGCTATACCCTTATGCCCTAACCATCATCAAAATGGCGGTTATGGGATAGCGTTACATGCAGGACAAAAAGAATTTGAAAGAAAGTTTGGGTCGGAAGTTGAGCTTTTGCAAGAAACAATCAAGTTAATGAGGTCTAAATTATGATAGAATTATTATTCGGCGTTATTATTATGATTATCGCCATTTATTTTATGAATAGGTAATCTTATGAAAAAAGTATATTCAATCCATGAAGCTGAAGTAGTATTGCCAAGCGTGACTATTGGGGAATTTATATTAAAGCTACTCCATGCAGCAACCAATGGTCATATCTTACATTTACAAACCAAATCATACGCAGAACACAAAGCGCTTCAAGGTTACTATGAAAAGCTACCTGATGCAGTTGATACAATTATTGAACAATGGCAAGGCGCATATCAAACGATTATTGAATATCCATCAGGCTATGAAGCACCTAAAGCTGATGCGCTTCAGGAAGTAACTTATATTAGAGATTTTATTGTGGCTAATAGAGCAGTTGTTGGCGATTACACAAGCATACAAAATGAAGTTGATGCTTTATTGAGTATTGTTGAAACAACAATGTATAAGCTTACCTTTTTAGATTAATGCCAACTGCCCCGCTCAATACAAAATGTCGGGAATTAGGTTGCAAGAATGAAAAGACTAGCAGATCCACTTTTTGCAATGAGCATGGTGGAGCTATAACAGAAAAAGGCCGAGAGAATAGTAAATTATATTCAACTGCCTTTTGGAAGAAACAAAGAGTTATTCAATTAAGTAAGAAGCCATTATGTGCAGCTTGTTTGATTGAAGGTAGAGTAGTTCAAGCTATTCATATAGACCATGTATTTCCACACAGACAAGATGACAATAAGTTTAAGGTAAATCTATTTCAAAGCTTATGTCCAGCGCATCATAGCCTAAAAACACAAGAAGAAAATGAAGGCAAGTATTTATATTATTCAGATAACGGATTAATTACTTATACAGACGCGGATTATGGCCAAACTATTAACCAAACAAAATCTGCGCAAGATATATAGAGCGTTATCATCATTGCCACCATTTAATGAAATGCGTGGTATGCCCCAAGCTCATCGCATAACATTTTCTGTAATAAACACAAACGAAGTAATGGGTTATTTTCATACTCACCCAATGCGAATTGAAATAGATAAGATGTGTGATACTTGGGATAAGATATTTGTAACTATGCTTCATGAGTGTTGCCATGTTTATTTATTTCATAATGGATATGACGATTACGATCAGCATGAAGAAAGATTTAAGAAATTAGCAAAAAGAGTATGCGATGTTTATATTGGACTTGATGTAAAGGAGTTTTAATGAATAAAGTTATAACATTTATATTGGCGCTTATTATTTCTAACCAAGTATTTGCGGCCGATACTAATATCACTACAAATATGAAAGGCATGCCTGTTCCTTCAGCCATTGCGCCTTCTATTTCTACTATGAATCCTAAAATATGTAAAACAGGTGTAAGTGGCGGAGCTAACACAGGTGTTGTATCTATTAGCGGTGGATTTACAGTTGAAGATGAAAATTGTGCAAGAGTAGTTAAAGCCGAAACTTTATCTAATCTAGGATTAAAAGTAAGTGCGGTAAGTTTAATGTGTCAAGATGAAGCTACATGGGAAGCAATGGAAATGGCAGCTAGTCCTTGCCCATTTGGTGGTGCTTTAGGCGATGTTGCTAGACGCGCTTGGTTTAAACGATACCCTGAAAGATTCTATAAGTTATATGGTTCGGACTTTAAGCTTCCTGTTATTGCTGATAAGCAGTAATGCTTATGCTTGGTATTGCACTTATGTTCCTGACAACAACGGATACATAACAAATTTACAATGCTATGACATTGATGATGCAACTGCGCTTACAGGATATTGGTGTCCTTATTATCCTAATGATCCAATATGCGCACCTTATATTCAGCCAGCTTGCACAGACGCTACAGAAACTAGAACCTTATCATGCCCTATAAATTATTCAGGTGCATTAAATCAGGTTAGGTATTATACTTGTAGCGCAAGTAGTTGGTCTGCTTGGCAAGATAGTTCAAATAATTGTGTTGCTGATCCGCCAACCTGTGTATCAACGACAGAAACAAGGGCTTTATCATGCGCAAGTGGTTACGAAGGATTGATAACGGAATTAAGAGCTTCTCAATGCTCCGATCCGTATGGTTTGCCAATTTGGACTGCATGGTCGGAAACATCCAATACTTGCAAGATGACATTAGACAATCAGGACAATGTAACAAGCCCTGTGAGTGTAATAAGCCCTGTGAATCCGAGCGGGATACTCAACACAAGTGTTACGCCTACGATAACCGAATCTGTAATTGCACAGACAGATATTGTGCAGACATTTAGTAATGCATTGAATAGCACTACAAGCGAAGTAAAAAGCGAATCTAAAAAAGAAGATACTAAATCAGAAAATAAAAAAGATGTAGAAATTGTTCCTGGATTAGGGATAGTTTTAAGTTTGGCTTTATTACAAAGCCCAAACAATTTAACTCAACCGAATATGGTTGATTCTTATAATTTAACGCAGGAAAATGATTATGGACTTCAACAAGGAATTTATATGGGGCTTATCACTCAAACAAGTATTTCTGATAGGTTCAACGCTTATAGCAGTCGTAGGAACGCCGATTTATTATGGAATTACGACTTTCAACAAAATGCGTTCGGTCGTTGATTCATACGATGAAAGCAAAGTGCAAGCACTAGAGATACAAATGAAAGCTCAACAAGAGCGTTTATTAGCTATTCAAGATTCAAGCATTAGAATTAACGAGAAAGCATCAGACGCTATTGCATTGGCTCGTGAAACTTCAGCTATTGCTCGTGGATCACAAAGAGAAGTAGAAGCTTCATTATCAAGCGTTCGTTCTGAAGTTAAGGCTCAAATAGATGGCTTAAACACTCAAATGAAAGCTATACAAAAATCAATGACTAACCCAATAGGAAATTAAAATGCTTACCCTTATATCATCTTTACTATCATTCTTTAGTGGCGGATTGCCAAACATTCTTAACTTTTTTCAGGATCGCTCTGATAAGAAGCATGAGATTGAGATGTCAAAGCTTCAAACAGAAAAAGAATTGCAAATGGCAGAACGAGGTTATATTGCTCAAGCTAAAGTAGAAGAAATACATTTAGAACAATCACAAGTAGAAGCACAAGCGCAAGAGCGTAATGCTTTATATCAACATGATATTGAAATAAGCAAAGGCGCATCAAGATGGGTAGTAAATATTAGAGCTTTAGTAAGGCCTGTAATTACTTATGGATTATTTAGTTTGTTAGTTTTTGTAGAAGTATTTGGTTTCTTTTATGCCATTCGCACAGGTGTTGATTTCCAAATAGCTATGAATTTATTATGGGATGACGAAACACAAATTATATGGGCTTCAGTTGTTTCATTTTGGTTTGGCACACAAGCGTTTAAAAAATGAAGATATGCGATAAAGGTTTAGCAATCATAAAAAAATATGAGGGCTTTTATAATAGGCCTTACCTATGTCCTGCTTTAATTTATACGATTGGTTACGGCCATGTCTTATATCCAGAACAGGCAAGATTGCCATTAGCACAACGAAAAGCATATCCACTAAAAGCAGAACATAACAGAGTATGGAGCAAAGAAGAAATAAATGATTTACTTATTAAAGACCTTGCACGATTTGAAAGAGGAGTTACTATGTTATTCCCTGTGTCTTATCGATTCACTCAAGGAATGTTTAGCGCCTTATGCTCCTTCGCTTTTAATTGCGGGACAGGATTACTACAACGCTCTACTGTTCGCTCTGCTTTGTTACGCGGTGATAAGGATATGGCGGGCGCATCGCTATTGAAATATAATCGTGGTGGTGGTAAAGTGTTAAACGGATTAGTTAAGCGTAGGCAAGATGAATATAATTTACTAATGACATAGGATAAGACAATGGATAAGACAGAAATATTAAGA